AGTCTGTTCGCAAATCTTAGTTGGTCGAGTCCCACGACTATGTCGTAAGCTCTTAATGCCTCTTCATTACCTTCGAGAGTGTTGTCACCAACAATACCATCACCAGTCATGTCAGCTAAAAGTGTTAATACAGCTCTAGCTCCCTTTTCTGATTGGGTAAGCTCAGATATTCTCTGAACCATAGCGTTAGATCCGCTACCCGCGAATTGGTTAATGAAAGACATGTTTCTAGCTACACGCCAGAAATCTCTAGACCAGATGGTTAACTGCTCACTGGTCAACGCAGCAAAATTAGTATTTGCCATGATATGTCTCCTATCATTAATTTATTAACCAGTCGACTTTTGGAGCGACTTTTATCCGTATACCCACTGTCGTAGGGGAAACGCTCTCGTTATTTACGGAGTACGACTCCGGTTAGTTTTACGCACTAACAGGCGAAAACGTTTTTTACGGACACGACCCCGGTAAGATATCGCTCTTACGTGCGAACTTATTTAATTTATACCACAGTTTATCCGAAATCACCACGCATTCTGCGTAAAGTTTCATCCGGTAGAGCTTCAAACTCATCTGAGGATAATAAACTTATGTCAACTTTTTTCTCAACTTTTTGTGTTCCAGGCTTCATACTTGGGGGTTGAGATTCAGCTGCTTCTAATTTTTTATTAGTATTAGCCACTTGTTTTTGTTGAGCTACTTTAGTCTGTACAGGGTCTACTTTTGGCGATGCAGGTTTATCATAAGGAGCCATTACATATTTTGCGGCTTTATCTAGCGCATCTGCTCCAGTATACCCTTGGACCACAAAAGCGTCTCTTAGATCCAATACTTCTTGAGTTATTTCTTTGTTAAACTCTGCATGAGTTTCATCTAAAACGCTATACTTTGTAGCCAACTCTGCAGCTTTATTTTGTAAAGCAACAAGTTCTGTGCTTTGCTGTACAGATTGTCCCATTTTGTTTTGCACTTCAAACATCATCTGTTGACGCTCTGCATTTCTTATTTCAGCTCGTAAAGCTGCTGCTTTTTCAGTATCGCCATTCAACACATATTGTTGATACTCTACTTCTTTAGCTTCAAATTCGTACTCAGGAGCCTTTTCAATTGTTTCTACTGGATTAGTAGCTTCTTCTAATTTCTTTTGTAAAGCTCTTTGTTTTGCTAGGACTTCATCAAACCTAGATTTAGGAATCATTGGTTCTTTTGGCTCATCAACTCCTTGCGGTACTGTTCCTTCAGGTTGTTGTGTAGCTCCGTCATCGTCTGCCAATACTGTTTCTTCTCCTGTATTTTCTGCGACTTCGTCTGCAGCTTCAACACTTTCCTCTTTTGCTTCCGCTTCAGGGACTTCAGGTGATTCTTCTTCAGCTTTAAGTTCTTCGACTTCTTCAATTTCTTCCTCCTTAGGAAATTCTACTTCGTCTTCATCAGGGGCTTCAAAGTTCATATCAACTTCAAATGGTTTTACATCTTCTTCGGTTTTTGCATCAGCACCAGGCATAGCATCAAACACTAGAGTGTCATCTGCAGGGGCTTCAGTTTTTTTATTTTTTGCCATATTATTTACCTCCTGTTGGTTTTACGGCAGCGGCAGCCATCTTAACTGCAGCTTGTACATCAGTCTGTTGTTTACGCATATCATTAGTTAAAGCAGATAAACGTTCACGTAAATCTAGCTCTTCACGTTTAGACTGTAGTTTACTTTGTAATTCAGCAACCTTCAACTGTGGTTCTGTTTCTGCTTGTTCTACTTTAGCAGCATTTAAAGCTGTTTCAGATTGTAGTTTAGTTACTTCAGCTTCTAGTTTTGCGATTTCAAGCTGCGTACTTCTGATTTGTGACTCCATCTGGAATTGTTGTAGTTGTACTTCTTGTTCAGACATTGGGGCATTACCTTCTAATTTTCTTATCCTATCTGCTATGTCTGCTTTACGCGCTAAATGTGAATACTCAACAATCATATCATTTGGTATTGGTACACCCACATTTCTAAGTTCAATAGCCTCAGCAAACTGCATTTCATCAAAGTTATCTCTAGCCGGAGCTGTGCCAACTACTACATCATACTCCCCTAAAGTTAAGTTATTTATAATCTCACCTTCAGGGGTCATTTCATTGACTCTCAGTTTTTGTCTAGACTTATAAGGATCTTGTTCATCTGTAACTTGAATAATCCTTTCTTCTGTATAATAAGCTTGAACTAACTGTAATATTTTTTCAGCTAGATATTGTCTTGTTTTAGCTAAGTTATCTAATGGTACTTGTAAAAGTAAAGACCCTCTATTCTGTTTTTGTGCGATAGCTACGCCTGAAACTTCTGGGCTATCCATACCGAGCATAGCTTCACTTATGCCGCTAATTTGTTTTATATTTTGCGCAGCTTTTTGTCCTAACCTGTCTAAACCTGTAGGTATTTGGTTAGGTGGTATTTTTGCTGGTGGGGTAGACCCACGATTAAACTCTAATACAAGACCAGTTTCTGCACCATGTTCTTCTAAATCATCTGCTGTCATACCAGAAAGAGAACCGTTCTCTACGATCCAACCACTGTTAGCTGTTGTATTTACTATATGTAACTCTTGAGAAGTTATTTTATTTAACTGCTCTTGTGGGGAGAGTAAGTTTCGGACCATACCAAATGGGTTTCCTCTTCTAAAATATGGGAAATAAGGTACGAGAGTAAAATGTGCGTAAGGAGACCAATCATCGAACAAAACTACGGTATCCGCGGTCACGGTCCAACGGACCTTTCGCATTTTTTTCTCCATAATTTCTAAACCAAAAGTATCTGCAAACTGTTCTCTTTTCTTTTTAGTCCAATTATACGGAACTTCTCTTTTGTCTCCTGTTATAGGATCTACATAAAAAATGCAGTCTTTTAATCTATAATATTGTCTTTCGATAACCCTAATAGACCTAAGCATTCGTGCATTTTCTGGATCGCCTGGATACTGTTGTCCGTAGTTATATTCGTCAGTATCTCCGAATCTTTCTTCTTCAAACTCCATAGAGTCAGCACCTAAAGTAGTACCGGTTTCGGCCAACATACGTAACTGATCAGCTTGCTTTTGTCCGTAGACTTCTTCTATCTCATCGACACTCATCCACTTGGTTTCAAATATTTCATTCCAAGTTCTCGGATCATAATGTTTTGCATCTGGGTCAATTAAAACATCTAAAGGGTCTTTAGCTTCTATTCGCACTTCCCCTTGTACATGATCTGAAAAATCTATACGAACATCAAACCAGCCTCTATCTTGAATAAGGCCATCTGAAAATACTTGCTGTTCTACCCAGTCTAATTTGTTGTTATCCGCTATTTGTGCGTAAACTTGTGTTAGTACATCAGCTATTTCTTGGTTGCCGCCGCCTCTGGGTTTAAATTGTATATCTGCTTTTTTTGTACTTTGCTCTGCAAGCACTGCATTAATAGTAGGCAATATAGTATTAATAGTTAGAGCTGGTCGCCCCTGGTCATCGAGCTGCTGCATGTCAAACTCATCCCACTGATCTCCACGATAATACATGTCACATTTTTTTGCTAAATGCATGTATTCTTCATGCCCATGATCACGAGCACGTGTGTAAGCGTTCCATTGGGTTTTTGCAAGCGTTAGCTGCTCGGCTTTTGTTAAATTAGTTTTTGGTTTTTTACTATATGCCATATTACGCACTCATTGCCGATTTCTTTTTCGGCCCTTTTGCAATTAATTCTAACCTATCTCTCCACGAAGGTACATGCTCTGGTGCTTCGTAAAAAGTTGCGTACTCTGTCATCATTAAACCAACCCAGGCCAAAGCATCAACTTGGTCATCATGCACGCCATTAGGAAAACGCAAAAGTTCAGCCACAAGAGGCCCGGTCCAGACTGCATCTTCAGGGACAAAAACTCTACCCTGTTGCATCCTACCTTGAATAGCTCTAGCTCTTGCTTCTTTGTCACGTCTCCCTACTTTTAAATCTTTAAAATATGCAGAATGTAATCTACGTTCTGCCACACGTTTCTCTAAGAAAGGACCGATGGCCATTTCTATATGTCCACGTTCTATTCCTACTATACCAGGTCTCCACTGTTCGTAGAAATCTAATATTTTTTCGACTAATTCAAAACCGTCGTACTTACCACGGATTATATCGACCACGAACATATTATCGTACTCGTCAATACCTACCATTATGCCAACAGAATAGTCATTTCTGTCTCTTTGCCCAATAGCTAAATCCCATGCGCAATAATAACGCATCTTATCATAGTCTATATCAGCTGGGTCATAATATTGAATCATGTCCCTAGTAAAATAATCACCTTCATCTGATACTGGGTTTTGTTGATACAAAGCAGTCCAGTCTCTAGGACCTATAGCTTTTTGTATCATCTCTAATGCTTCTACGCTGTATCGTTCGGGATGCAGCGGTTCGCCCGTTGCACGAAACTCTTCATCTTCTTCTGCAATGGCTGGATATTTAACTACTTCCCAATCATCCGCACCATTTTCACTAGCAGTCAACAGGCGTCCGGCTAGATCATCATCGTGCCATCTTGTTAAAATAACCAAGATACCTCCGCCTGGAGCAAGACGGGTATAAGCAGTAGAAGTGTACCAATCCCAGGTAGCTTCTCTATTGTTTTCTGATTCTGCATCTTCTCTGTTTTTTACCGGGTCGTCGATTAATAATATGTGCGCACCTTTACCTGTGATACCACCACCGACACCAGCTGCTACATAACCACCGCCCTCGGTTGTTTGCCAGGACTCTACAGACTGTGAATCTTTGTCTAATTTAGTAGATTCAAAAACTTTTTTATAGTTTGGCTCTCTGAGCACTTGTCTAACTTTTCTAGAAAAACTCATAGCTAACGAACCTGAGTATGAACAGCTGATAAACTCATGTCCGGGGTTACGTCCGAGGTGCCAAGCAGGAAAGGCAATACTTGCAAGGGTAGATTTACCATGACGAGGGGGCATAAACAGCATAAGTCTTGGGGATTTCTTATCTGACACGTCTTGACTAAATTTTTCTAGCCTATTGCATATATCTTTGTGCACCCAACCCGCTTGGTAGTCTGGATTAAATTTTTCAACGAACGGCAACATGCGTTTTCTGGATAAAATACGCTTTGCCAGCTCTTGTTCTGCACGAATTTGGGCATTTTGTTCTTTTTTTGATACTTTTTCTTGTTTTTGGGGTTGAGGAAGCTGTTCTGCCTCGTCTGCGGCGCAATATACGCACAAACCTTTAGGTAAAACTAGGTTATCTGCTAATAATTTCTTGCATTTATAGCATTCTATCTTAATTTGATCTGTCACTAGTTAACATTTCCATCTTCTTCTAGCTTGTCTG